AGCGGGCAGTGACTTAGTTGGGTACATTGCTTATGTTGTAGACTAAACGTATAAATTATGGGGGAGATGTATTTCTCCCCCATTTTATGATACAAAGGATAGAATATGGCAGCAAGTGATATTGAGATAATAAATAGGAGTTTAGCTTTATTAGGTATTGAGTCGATAACATCGTTATCTGACAATACTAAACAAGCATCAACTGCTAGAGTATTATTTAATGACACACGAGCAGCTGTATTTAGAGGGCATCCCTGGAATTGTTTAACAAACAGAGCATCTCTACCTAAAGATGTTTCAACGCCAGCGTATGAATTCTCAAATAAGTTTGTGTTGCCTGCAGATTATCTGAGGCTTTTATCTGTTGAAAATCCTACTCAAGTAACTTTTCAAATAGAAATGGGTTTCATATTAACTAATGAAGACACATTTAATATTAAATATACGGCTTTAGTAACTGATGTTACTAAGTACGATACTCTTCTTGTTGATACATTGACCGCGAGATTAGCTGCGGATCTAGCACAACCTCTATTACAAAGTACTTCTGCCATGGAACAAATGTGGCAAATGTATGAACTTAAATTAAGAGAAGCTAAGTTTGTAGATGCTCAGGAACAACAACAAGATGTGCTTGATGCTGACTACTGGTTAGACTCAAGACAAGGTATATCTAGGCCAAATATAACGACACCACCGAGGTAGCACCATGGCTAAAGTTACGCCCATCCAGACAAATTTTACTGGTGGTGAAATTAGCCCGAGACTACTAGGTCGTGTTGATTTGACTAAGTATACTGCCAGTTTACAGACATGCCAAAACTTCTTGGTGTTCCCACATGGCGGTGTAACAAAGAGGAGTGGTACGAGATTTATTGCGGAGGTAAAAGATTCGAGTAAAAAAGTTAGGTTGGTACCATTTGTATTTAGTACGGTTCAAGCCTACATAATAGAATTTGGAGATAATTATGTTAGATTCTATCGTAACGAAGGTCAAATCCAAAATAGTGCAGGTACTGCAGTCTATGAAGTCGCTAGTCCTTACGATCAAAACGATCTTGCAAATTTGGATTTTACGCAGAGCGCTGACATTCTTTACATTTGTCACCCGGATTACCAAACACGTAAACTCTCGCGTACAGGACATACGCAATGGTCTTTCACAACGCTTAACGCAATTGACGGACCATGGGGACCAATAAATACAACATCAACAACGTTTACACCCAGTGCTACATCTGGCTCGTTAACTATTACAGCAAGCAGTGTTTCAGGTATAAACGATGGTCAAGGGTTTTTATCAACTGATGTGGGGCGTTGTATTAGAATACTTAGCAATGGTAAGTGGGGATCAGCGAAAATTGATTCAGTCACGTCAACGACTCAAGTGGCAGCCACTACGTATACTGATTTTAATTTTGGCAATACTAGTGCTAGTGATAATTGGAGACTAGGCATTTGGTCTGATACCACAGGTTGGCCTAGAACTGCTACATTCTATCAAGATAGATTATTCTTTGCAAACAATACTAAGCAACCTAATACGGTGTGGGCGTCAGAGTCTGGTAACTTTGAAACATTTAGTCCTACAAATAGAGATGCTGAAGTATTAGATGATTCAGGTCTAGATCTTACATTAGCCACAGACCAAGTGAATGCTATACGTTGGATGTATTCAGGTAAAGCATTACAACTAGGTACTTCTGATGGTCCATTTATAATGTCGTCTGGGTCTGATAACTTAGCACTTACACCAACCAACGTGACGGTAAACAGAGAAACATCTGATGGTGTAGCACAAAAGAAACCTATCGGTGCTGGTAAAGCTACATTATATATTGATAGAACAAGAACTAAATTAAGAGAACTAGCTTATAACTTAGAAGCAGACGGTTTTACCACGCCTGATCTTACACTAATAGCTGAACACGTTACAACAGGTAATTTAATAGAGCTAGCTTATACTAGATCTCCTGATAGTTTAGTTTGGGCATTATTAGAAACAGGTGAACTAAGGTGTCTAACTTACGAAAGAGAACAAGATGTTGTTGCTTGGCATAGACATGTCATTGGTGGTACTAATGTTAAGGTTAAATCTATTGCAGCTATACCGTCATTTGATGAATTACAGGAACAGCTATATATGGTTGTTGAACGTACTATCAATGGTAGTACTAGGCAATATGTTGAGTTTTTAGAGGAAGCATTTGATCAAGCAAAAGGTATGGTACCAGCAGATGCATTTTTTGTAGATTGTGGTTTATCTTACTCAGGCACAGGTGTTTCGTCGTTATCTGGATTAGATCATTTAGAAGGTGAAACGGTTAAAGTACTTGTTAATGGTGCTAACCACCCAGATAAAGTTGTATCAAGCGGATCAATATCATTAGACAGAACTGCTACCTCAGCAGCAGTTGGTTTAGCCTATACAGCATTTATAAGAACACTAGATCCTGAAGTACAAACAGAAACAGGTCCTTCACAAGGTAAAACAAGACGTGTTGAAAGAATTACGGTACGTGTAGTTGATACGTATAATTTAAAAGCAGGAGTTAATCAAACAGATTTACAAACTATATTTTTTAGAACACCATCTGTTCCTATGGGTTCGCTACAATTATTTACTGGTGACAAAAGGTTGCTCTTAGAGATGACTCCTAATAGAGCTATGGATATATACCTTCAACATGAAGATCCATTACCTTGTACCATACTAGCTCTAATGTATTCTTTGGTGGTGTCAGAACGATGATTGTAGTACCTTTTGAAAATTGGCATTTAGAATTTATAAAACCAGAATATCCTATATTCAGAGATGGTATAAACTGGGAACATCAGGCTGTAGCTTTTACATTATATGAAGATGGACATTACTACGCTATCTTTGGTGCAGTACCTCTTTGGCCAGGTAATTATGAAACATTTTTATTTACTGATAAAGAAAAGTTTAAAAACCGTAAATTGCAGTGTATAAAGATATTTAAGCAGCAAGAAAAATTTCTTGTAGATAACTTTAAACCTAGGCGTGCACAAACTACCGTGCCTGTTAGGCATTGCGCTTGGCAGCGATGGCTTGAGTTTCAAGGTTATGTTAATGAAGGAATAATGAGATGTTTTGGCCCTGATGGTCAAGATCATTATCGTTACGCAAAGGTGTATTAGATGGGAACTGGAGTAGCAATTGCATTGATGGTAGTCGGTACGGCGGTTTCTGCCTATGGTCAGTATCAGGCAGGTAAGGCGCAACAACGAGCCCATGAATATAATGCTAAGATTGCCGAGCAAAATGCTCAGATTGCAAGAGATCAAGCTGCGTATGAAGCAGAACGTCAGAAGAAAAGAACTCGTGCTATGCTTGCCAAACAACGGGTTGGCTATGGTGCATCAGGTATTGTATCAAATACAGGTACTGCTTTAGATATGTTAAGAAACACCATGATGGATGGTGAAATGGATAGAATGGCAATTTTGTACGGTGGTGATGTAGAAGCTGTTAATCAAAGAGCAAAAGCTGCTAGTGAGCGTATGCAAGGTAAAGCTGCAGCTATGGCCGGTAAGTTTGGTGCAGCATCAACACTGCTTAGTGGTGCTGGTTCCGCTGGGTACAAATATAAACAAGGCCAGGCGTTAGGAATGTCTTAATGGGAATACGTATACCAAAATATAGTGAGCAAGGCGGCGAAGTTTCATTACCTACTCGTCGTATGACTCCTCTTAGTCCTAGAGAAGTTTATGCAGCTGGTGATGCTGGTAGAGCATTATCAAGAGGCGGACAAGCATTAGTAAAAGCAGGCGAACTAGTATTTGAGGACGAAAAACGAGATCAAGAAAAGAAAAACAAAATGTGGCTTGTGTCTGCATCAACTGATTTAGAAATGGAAATGACTCAAGCGTCAGAAGAATTAAAGCTAAATCAAGTTCCAGGAGATTATATTAGTAACGAGTCATTTGTTAATGGTACTAATAAAGACACTTATACAAATCAAACCATGTCAAAGTTTGAAGGCATAGTGAATAAAGAAACAGATAATAAAGACGGAACAAAATCACAACGATATAAAGCTCCTAATGAAGCTACAGCTGACTTGTGGGAGATGGAAAAAGCCCGTATAAAATCAAAGTATACAATGCAGGCAATGAGGCATGAAGCTGATTTAAGATCTGCTGCTTATGCTGAAATGCTAGAAAATACTTTTACTAGTCAGAAAAGCAATGTCTTTGACAATCCTGGTAATTTAGAAACCATGATGAACAAAGTTGATATTTTAGTAGTAGGAAAAGATGATCCTAAAACTAAAGACATAGAAGGTTATGGTAATAGAATTAGTGGTAAGGCTTTACTAGGTGTAGCTAAGGCACAGAAGAAAGAATTAATTGTAGAAGCCTTTAGGGGTAATGCAGTTAAAGAACCATTGAGAACATGGATGATACTTAATGGAGATATACAAGGTAAAGATGCTGGAGTATTTTCTGGTAAGTTAGGTTATTTAACAAGCGGAGAAATAGATACTTTAAAAAATTATGCTAAACAAAATATTATTATTGATAACAATAAAAAAATAAAAGTCCTAAGTGAAGGGCATGGTACTAACTTAGTCAAGTTTGCAGCTGGTCAAGAAGCGGACCACCCTGAATTAACTACCTATGACAATATAAAAGCATCTGTCTATGGTCTTTACGGAGATACAGATAAAGAAATAGAAGTGATGTTTAAAATATTTCCTGACCTAAAAGTAAAAGCAGATCAACTAGTTGATACAATGACTAGTGAAGTTAGGGTAGGTTTAATTACTAAAGAATATGTTAATTATGCTCATAAAGCAAGCAATGAAGAAGTTATAGCTATGATTAACGCTATTGCTGACGCACCTAAAGCGAGCAAAGCTCAGATTACAAAAAGATTTACAGACCTGTTCCCAGAGAAAAAAGGTTTAGTAGAAGGCTTAACTTTAGAAGAAATGGTAAATGGTTTAAATACTGCTGCTACTGCTATGGCAAATGACCTGTCAACAAGAAGTAGTGACTTTGTCTCGTTTGCTAATACTATCGATGCTATTCAGGTAATGCCAGAAGGTCCTGAAAAATATGCAGCCATTAAGGCATACGGAGAAGAGGTTGGTCTAAGTATTGTCCCAATGTTTACTAATGATGAGGCAGCAAAGATTGTAGCATCTGCTAAGGGAATAAAAAATGGAGAACAAGCATCTGCTTGGATGGGAAACCTAGCACAAAAATTTGGCGATAAGCCTGAAACACTAGATATAGAAGGCAAAGAATTATTTGATCTTGCTTGGCATCAGCTTACCACTATGAATAATGGCTTAGGATCTAAATGGCAACTTATGGGTCTATTTCATGGTTCAAACGAAGCAATGGTTTTTGGTAGTGCAGCACTAGCAGATACTGATGACTTAATAGAAATTGTTAAAAATAAAGTTTCGCCGATGACCTCTAAAAAGATGATTACAGATGCTATAGCAACTAATGGTAATATAAAAGAATTTTTACAAGCAATAACTGGTGGCGTGTTTGGCAGAGAAGGTTTTGAAAATGACGCTATTAACATGGTTGTTAATGCTGTACTGATGGATATGAGCCAAAATCAGAAATCAGTTTCAGAATCAGTGTCTGCTGTGGGTAATATGTTAGCAACTTCTCAACTTCAATTTACCTACGAAAAAGATGAGTTTGCTTTTTATGTACCACTTGGTGCTAAAGATACTAATGGTAATGCTATAAATGCAGCGGTAGTTTCGAATAACCTATATGCTTTAACTGAGAATAAAGAGAATATGGTAGCATTTTTACAAAATGAAGGTTTGTATATCCCGGGTTCAACATCAGCCATTGTCAACGCAGATAGCGAAATGACAACTAATTACTTTGCTAATTACTTAGTGCAGCATGGTAGGTTTGTGATGAACGATTCGGGGGACGGTGTGATGCTGGTTTATCCAGCATTGTATGGGGCGGATGCTAGTTCATCTGGGAGCGGGTTCAATATTCCTGTAGTAATACAGCAAGGCGATAAGCGTGTACCATTTAGTATACCATTTAGTGCTTTAAATAAATTTACTAAAGATAGTATTTACATGGGCGATAATTCTGTAGCTCATATACTAGGTAAAGAATATAAAGGAAATGATAAGTTCTAATGAAGTTAACATTTAATCAAACTAACAATAGTGCTGTAAATGACGTAATGGGTCTTGACATGCTTTCTGCGCATGGTGACTCTGTTACTGATATGGCGCAAATACGTGGTAGTAGATTTACTGGTGGTAACTCTATCGATCGTATGTTAGAGATAAATAATATTAGGACTTACACAGAATCTAGTTATGAACAACGTCGAGATTACGACAATGTAGTTGCTCAGCATGGTAAAAGAAAAATAGCTAGACATGGTTCAGCTAGATATGGTGCTGCTAAACTGCCTTTTACTTCTGAAGATCTAGAAAGAAATTACCCAGGTTTTAACGAAGAAGAAATAAAATTTATTGAACCTGAAGAAGCCAACGAAAAGTACGGCGTTGATGGTCATCTTAAATTTGATGAGCGAGTATCTAATCTTGAAGCATATCTTTTAAAACAAAGAAAAGAAGAAGAAATAAAATTTAATTATGTTTTAGATAAGGCTTACGGTTCTCAGTTCTGGAAAGGTATGGGTATTGAAATGGGTATGGCTTTGCTAGACCCAGTAACTTTACCATTAATGTTTATACCACCACTTGGCGGTGCAAAAGTATTATCAGCATTAGGAATACAAGGAGCTAAGTCATTTGCTGGTAGATCAGCTGGACGATTAGTAACCGGTGGTATGGCTGGTTTCTATGGTTCTGTAGCTGTTGAGCCACTTATCTATAGTGCTGCACAACAAGAGCAAGCACAATATGGCGCAGTACAATCATTTTTTAATATAGCTTTTGGTACATTAGCCGGCGGCGGTTTGCACATGAAGTTTGGTGCATTGGCCGATGGCGTAAGACATATTAAAGCTAGACGTCACTTAGCTGCATTTGATACTGCAGTTAAACAAAGTGCTGAAGGTAAAAATGTAGAAGTAACTCCTATAGCTCACGGTTCAGACGAACCTACATTTACGACACCTAAAAATAATATTGAAGGTAATAGTGGTAAACCAGGTGATCAACCTAATCAGCCAAGACAAAATGTAACTAAAGGTGATTCAACACAACCACACCAACCAGGTACTACAAAAGAATATGCACCTCATAAAAATGGCGATGAGTCATTAGCATTAATTAGGCAAGGTGAAAAAGGAATTAAACTTTCCTCAGTTAAATTAAAAAGAGCTATGGCAACAAAAGAATACGAAGAAGCCGTAGCTACAGCAAAAGCAAAAAGTCTAGAGCAAAAATTAGCATTTAGGATTAAGACGAAGAATGGTGACTTTGTAGTTGTAAGACAAAAGCAAGGAGAGTCATTAAGATTATTTGATAGTGACTCAATGGCAGGAGCTCCTGGCGAGACAGCAGTCATAGGGGAGAAGATGCATAGGTCATTGCTTATGCATGGTGTCGACATGGCTGCTGCTGATCTTAACTACACAGGTAGTGTTAAATTACAGGATGGTACTATTCACCATGTTATGAGTATTGAGGGTGTAGACTTTAATCCTAAAATGAATCAAAATAATGTGGTTGTTGCACCAGGCTATGAAGTTGCTAAGATGTTTCAAGGTGACCCGGCTATCTCATTATTTAGTAGTAATATAAAAGGGGGTAAAAATGCTATACTTGACGAATACTCTAAATTTGATGAAGGAGATTTTTTAAATGATGTTGAAGGTCAAAAACCATATTTTGACGAGCAAATATTAAATGATAACTTACAACAAACCGGTACGCAAGCAGGTACACAAAAAGGTGGCTTCTACAAAGACATGGCCACAGGTGATGAGTTTTACGTTAAATATCCAGAAAACGTTGAACTTGCAAAAAACGAATTTATTGCTGCTACGCTCTACCGCGAGTTTGGTGTACCATTCCCGTTGACTAGATTAGTCGGTGATGCACAAGGAAATATAGTCGGTGTTGCATCAAAAATAATTCCAGGTGCTAAAATGATTACGCCTGACGATTTTGTAAAATTACCTGCTGGTGTAAGAGAACAATTTGCAGGTCATGCTTTAGTTGACATGTACCTCGGTAACTGGGACGTAGTTGGTAATGCACCTAATTTTAATATGATGCAAATGCCAGACGGTACTTTACTAAGAATAGATCCAGGTGGCGCACTATTATTTAGAGCACAAGGTCAGCCTAAAAAATTATCTGATGCTATAGATGAGATGACCACATTCCTGGATAAAAATAAAAATCCAAATGCTGCAAAAGTATTTGGCTCTATTGATCCTGCTACGTTACAGAAATTACATCAACAATCAGCAGCAAGAATATTTAGTGTATCTACTTCTGAGATTGCTAATGTTATCGATGTTGTAGGTATGCCTGCTAAATATAAAAAAGAATTAATGACTGCATTGGGGAACAGACGAACTGCTTTAGCAGAAAAATTTGCTAGAGTAGAACAAACTACAACTACTAAAAAAGGTTTTATAGCATCTAATAGTTTTGCTGCTGCACAAAAAGCGCTAGATAAAATGGCAGAGCAAGGTGATGTAAAACTTACTGCTGCACAAAAAGCTATTATTAAAGATTATACACAATCTAGTTATGGCTGGATTAATTCATATTTACGTGGCCAAGCAAATGATGCAGCCATACTACAATATTCTAAATATGTACCTACAGAACAAAAGACAAAAGCAGGTTATACTGATGCTGCTGGTAGTGTAGCACAAGCAAAACAAGCTATCGATGCTCATTTAAAAGATTTATCAGATGCTATTAATAAAACAAAACTTACTAAGCAAATGCGAGTATATCGTGGCGGCGTACCAAAAGATGTTTTCAATGGTATTAAGGGACTTAGCTTAGTTGATGGTTCTGATATACACACAGCTAACGCAATGATAGGTGGTGAAGTACAACTAGATGGTTTTACTTCAACTAGTTTATACAGAAACAAAGCATTTAATTTTGGTAGTTATCCTACAGAAACAAGAGTTAGAATAAATCTACCTAAAGGTATGCCAGTACTTTATGCTGGTAAGGGTAAACATTTTTCATTTGGCACAGCAGAGTCAGAAATAATATTACCTCATGGCTTGACTTATGTTGTTAAGAAAGCTACTAAGTCACCTCAAAAAGGTGTTATTATAGAACTTGATGCATTGCCACCTGGAGAAAAACTAGTTAAAAAAATTAATGCTACAGAGCAAATCAAGATAGCAGAGAAGTATAAGGTACAACCATCTAACGCTGTCAATGATGTAGACATGGCAGATCCTGACTTACAATTAGGTGATCAACAAAATATAAAAGCAGAGCTAACACCTAATAAACCTAAAGAACAAGCAGCAGCTGACGGAGAGCTAGAAGAAATAGCAGAGCTAATCAAGGCTGAGTTTGCTAATGCAGATCCTAAGTATATAAAAAGTCTAACAAAAGAAATCGAGGATTTTAATGCTAAAGCAGATCAAGATATTGCAGATGCTAAAGACTTATACGAAGCAACTAAAGCTGCGGCTGTTTGTGTGAGAGGTGCGTCATGAGTATTAAAAAATGTATTGGTGTTATTAAGAATGCAGCAGCAGAAGGAAAGATTGATGATACTGCAGCTATGGATATACTGGAAGAGATCAATGATTTTATTGATGCTGCCGGTAGTAAAAATATAGATAACTTAGATGCTAAACTACAAGAGCATATACAATCTAAATTAAATGATGAGATCTTAGCTGCTACTATAGAAAAAAGAAACAAAGCTCTTTCTGCTATGGCCGAGGTAAGAGCCATGAGGTTTATCGATAGCTTTGATAATCCATTTGAAGGTATCAAAGCACTACTAGCTGGATCTATTAATGCTAATTATAAAAGTAAATTAAGTATTGATGTATCTGCTAAATCACTAGGTAACAAGTATATTGGTAGAATTATTAATAAGCTAGAACAAAACCCAGGGGATCTACAATTATATAATAGTGGTAAGATTGACGTAGACATCGCAAAAGAAATGTGGGAAATAAAACCTGACGGTAATCCTGGTATAACTAAAAATGCAGCAGCTCGTCGTATTGCTAATATTCTACATGAATCACAAATGATTGCTGTTAAGAATGCTAATAAGGCAGGATCATTTATCAGGCCACGTGCTGGTTATATAATGAGACAATCACATAATATCCAGACAATAAGAAAAGCTGGTATGGACGAGTGGGTAGGTTTTATTAAAGATAAACTTGATGAATCAACATTTAAAGGTGAAGATCCTAAAAAATTCTTAGAGTCTGCTTACAAGGCCCTAGCCTCTGGGATCCATAGAAAATTTCAAGGTGGCGAAACTAATCACTTAAATGGATTTAAAGGACCAAAAAATCTTGGCAGACGTATGAGTCAAGAAAGAGTATTACATTTTAAATCTGCAGAAGATTTTATGGAATACAATGGAACGTTTGGTACTGGCGATATACGAGAAGGTGTTGTACAAGGTCTGCAGCACTTAGCTAGAGGTACTGCTTTGATGAAAGGTCTTGGCCCTAATCCTGAGGCTATGATCACTAAACTTAAAAAAATGTATGCAGACAAAGCACAGAAAAAAGGTGACTTTAAAATTACAGATGATTTTAAAAGTCGAACTATCGATAATATCATGGCAGAGCTTGATGGCACAACACAGATACCTGCTAGAGTTACGGTTGCCAGGGTAGGAGCTATTGCTCGTGCTATTGCCAACGTATCAAAACTAGGTGGTGCTACTATATCCTCTGTAACTGATATTGCAAACCAAGCAGCTGAATTAAGGTATCAAGGTAAACCTCTCTTTGCTGCATATACAAATGCCTTTGCTAATTTATTTCGCGGCCGAGGAAATGCAGAACAAAGACAGATTGCAAGAGCATTAGGAATAGGCTTTGATGGTATTACCGGTGACCTATTATCCAGGTTCCATGCTAATGACCATATACCTGGTAGGTTTGCTAAGATGCAACAAAAGTTTTTTAAACTTAATTTAATGTCATGGTGGAACGATTCACACCGTACTGGTATGGCATTGATTATGGCTAATGGACTAGGTGTAGCAAGAAATAAATCATTTAATCAATTAGGTGATAGACTAAAAAATGTTTTTAAACAATATGGGATAGATGAAATTGATTGGGACTTTTATAGACAACATGGAAACAGGAAAGCAAATGGTAATGATTATATTACCACTGATTTCATTGATGAAGTAGATGATGCTGCTATCAAAGAGTATCTAACTAGACGAGGAAAAGTAAAGCAAGGACCAAGAGCTATATCTGATGCTAAAGATGAACTAATGCAAAAATTAGATTCATTCTACATGGATAGAGCTGATCATGGTATACCAATGCCTGGTGCTGCAGAACGTGCTATCATGAACCAAGGTACGGTTGCTGGTACATTCTGGGGTGAGATAGCTAGAATGATGATGCAGTTTAAATCATTTCCAATAACAATGATTAGACGTGGTCTTGGTAGAGAAATATACGGACAGGCAAATGGCAAGGCCGATATAATGGGACTAGCTCAACTTATGGTTGCTACTACCGTTATGGGTTACGGCGCTATGTATGCTAAAGATGTATTAAAAGGCAGAACACCAAGAACTATAGAAGATTGGTCTAGCCCTGGTGATATAGCTAAAATACTATCTGCTGCTATGGTGCAAGGTGGAGGTCTAGGTATTTATGGAGATTTCTTCTTTGGCGAGGGTAGTAGAATCGGCGGCGGTTTCTTATCTACCTTGGCAGGTCCTACACTAGGTCAGATAAATGATTTACAATATATTATATCGACTATTAGAAAAGGCGAAAATCCAACAGCAGACCTGTTAGATTTAGCAAAAAACAACACCCCGTTCATAAACTTGTTCTACACTAGAATGGCGCTTGATTACTTGTTTTTGTACCAGTTGCAGGAAAGTGTAAGTCCGGGGTATCTTTTACGGACAGAACAGCGTATAATGAGGGAAAATAATCAACGATTCTTGATACCTCCATCGTCGAAGATACCATACGGTGGTGGCGATAGATTGTTTGAAGGAGTAAGAGACTAATATGACAATAGCAACCGAAGTAAAAAGAGTTGTACAGGTCGGTACTGGCAGTACACCTAATTTTACATTTAATGCACCGGTCGATTCCGTCGATGCATTAGAAGTATTTACACTAGTACTTGCTACTGGCGTACAAACAAAACAAACACGAGGCGGTAGCGGTACTTACGACTACACGGTTACTATTAATTCGGCTACAAAATTTGCTACCATAACTTTAAATAATAATTTACCCACAACTCATAGAATAGTTATACTAAGAGATGTTGCTATCACGCAACAGGTTGACTACGTTGAGGGTGACCCATTTCCCGCTGAAACCCATGAGGGTGCATTAGATAAACTAACTACAATTGCTACAATGTTAAGTGAGCAAGTTGATAGATCTCTAAAAGTTGTAGAGTCTTCAGCTACCACTGGCTTAACAATGACAGAGTTAGTTGCTAACAAAGCTCTCGTAGTTAATTCAGCTGGAACAGGCGTTGAAATGGGGCCAACAACGACTGAAATAAGTGCCGCAGCAACAGCAGCTAGTAACGCTGCTGCAAGTGAAAGTGCTGCTGCAGCATCAGCGACATCTGCCGCGACAAGTGCCTCTACTGCACAAACAGCACAACAAGCGATTAATCTTCCTACGCTTAGTAGTACTTATGTGGGGTATTATATACGTGTTAATTCAGGTGCAACGGGCTATGAGTTTATATCCCCGCCACAAGATAATGCGACATTTTATGGTTTCAAATTTAACGGAAGCACGTTACAATACGACAAGAGCGTAATCGGACAAAGTGGTTCATACACGTTAAGCGACTATAGAGACTATGATTTCGGCGCAGCTGGATTATCATTCTCTATTAACGCTTCGGGACACTTAGTGGCGACGTTCCCATAGGAAAGGTAAAGTAATATGGCGACTTTAGACATAGGAAAAATAAAGTTTACGTGGAAAGGTACTTTTGCAACCGGTACAACCTACGAAGCTGATGACGTTGTTTATTACAATGGTGATTCATGGGTTTACGTAAACGCTACATCAAAAACCGGTACTGCTGCCGGTGCTCCAGCGAGTACTAACACTACTCATTGGAACTTAATGGCTCAGGGTACAAGTAATACTCTGACTACAGCAGGTGATTTATTAACGCATGACGGTAGTACGGTTGCAAGATTAGCTATCGGTAATGCAGGTCAAGTACTTAAAGCAACTAGCTCAACGGCTGTTGGTTGGGGTACAGCAGACGGTTGGCAAAGTATGGATATATGTGATTCCAACGTGCCACTTTATGCTAACACAACAAACTCTACAATACCAGGAACAGATGGTAAACGACCTTGGCTTGCACAATATAATGGTAAGTCAGGTGCAAGTGCAGACTGGATTCCAATAGATCCATTCTTTAATCCTGAGTGTGGACCAGTTAAACGTGACCGTGAACGTATGCACAATAGATATACTAAAATGGTCTGGTTAAATAGCAGCCACGAGTTAATGACTAAAGGTTATTCTCACTATGGTATAGGTGCTATAGGCTCAGGCTCTTACAATGAATCAGTAGAACATTGTATGCCGATCAGTACAGAGTTTGGTGGTCTAAAAGATGGCGAGTATTTTGTAAGACATTGGTATAATGAAAATAGTATGGTCGTGCTCACAAACAAGGGTAATGTGTTTGTGCAAGGTGAAAACGGTTCTGGCCAGCTAGGACTAGGTGATACGGTCGATAGATACCAACTTGTTAAAAACCCTTATCTAGGACCTGACGCAACTAACAATAGTATTACTTGTGAGATTGCTTGTGTTGCTACAAACGACGCGGGTGGTTATCAAGGTATGGGTAACACTCACTACTTCTTTATAACACACGACGGACGAGTGTTTGTTTGTGGTTGGGGTGGTAGTGGTTCTCATGGACTAGGTAATACGACTAATACTAACGTGCCAACAAGAATCACTGGTTTATCAAATATTGTTTCAATCTCAGCTGGTTATAGTGATACATATTTCTTAGACTCTTCTGGTAATGCTTATCACACAGGGTCTAATACAAATAGTATCTCGTCTCTTGGTTCTTCTAGAACATCTCCTGCTCAAATGACTGCAGTTAGTAATGCTGCACAGATTATGTGTTGTAATACATATTACTACAACGGCGGTGTAGCTGCATGTGGTTATTATATTAATACATCAGGTGATCTATACGCGATTGGTAACAACGGTGCAGGTCAATGTGCTACTGGTAATACCACAACACAAACCGCTTGGGTGCAGGTTGGTGGTTCAGAAAACTTTGCAGCTATACACTCTGCAGGTAATGCTTCAACATTAAGTTTATGTGCTTTCCTAGGTAATCCATCAGGACAAGATGGACCAGGTGATGCATACACTTATACGGTTGCAGCAAACACTGGACTTCAAATAGCTATCTGGGGTTACAATGGTCAAGGCCAACATTTAGTTGGTAATACTACTGCTAACCAAAGTGTGAGAGATCCACAGACAACTACATTTGGTACTAACTATCTTAAAAATGTTACATCATCTGCTGACGGTTCGATTAATACAACTAATCTAACTTTCCCTAAGAATAATATTAAAGCAATATTTCCAATACGAAGTAGTGGTTATAACGCGCCTGGCTGGATATTCTTAGACACGCAGTATAGAACTTGGAATGGTGGTTATTTTCATAGTGCTTATTACTATCAAGCTAATACAAGTAGTTATAACTTCACCAATGCTTTTCTATATCCTGCTCCTTGGAATCATTCACTGGCTAGTGGTTTTCATTACGCGGGAACAACAGATATTTATGTTAAAGAGATTATGTCTGTTGGTCACTACTATAATAGTTACTGGACTTGGTATGCTAGAATGTCTGATAATAGCATCTGGATGATTGGTAACAATTATTACTACCAGCATGGTTCTAATAACAATACTCACTTCAGGCACTGGCATAAAATGCAACCGTAAGGAGGAACAATGGCATATATTGACGACATAAAATTGTACAAGACTGACTTAGAATTAAGTGAGGTTGTACACCCTGCTCAGCTGCCATCACAAGGAGCTGATGGGGAAAACACAGAGGGTAGACCTCCAGTAGTATGGCATCCATTAGATGATGGCTTGTTTGTTACTTTCTGGAAAGACTACGCTGACACATACAATGCAGTGAACGAGAATAAGTTTACAGCAGCTACATCAACTGGCGCTAAAAAAGTTGAAGCAGCCTGGAAACCTATACTTGATCAAAACATTTCACGTGATGTTACTGCTAACTATACGCAAGCAGATCTTGCAGCACCGGACGATGCGACTAAGACAGCTATAGCTAAAATCAGAACAGATGAAACAGCTAAGCTATCTTGGATGTGGAAAGTGTAGGGTTATGGTCTTGGACCCAATGATCATTTGGACAGCAGTATTAACCTTGGTTATTGGACCCCTTGCCTGGGCATTTAAGTACTTGGTGACTGAAGTAAAAAACCTGCAGCTACTTCTTAGAGAAACTAGGGAGACGTATGTTAGCAAGACAGACTTGCAAAATGACTTAACTCAATTAGATCGAAAGATAGATCGAATCGAAGACCTCTTAATAAAGGTCGTCGGTAACCTTAAAATAGAATGATGAATGTTAGCAGAAATCGCAGCAGCAAATGCGGCGTTTGCCGTGATAAAAAAGGCAGTGGAGAATGGCCGTGAACTTGTCACTTGTGGAAAAGCGATTGGTCAATTCGTTACTGCTCAAGACGATTTGCGTAAACTTAAAGACAAGAAAAAGAATAGTATCTGGTCTGCTTTCAGTGGTAAGGAAGAGCATGACCTTGAAGAATTTATGGCTCTGGAGGAGTTAAAACAAAAGGAAGAAGAATTAAAACAAATGATGATCTACCTAGGCAGACCAGGATTACATAGTGATTATGTTAAGTTTTGTGTTGAGGCTAGGAAGAGAAGAGCTGAGGAAGCAGCAGCTAGACAGAAAGCAAGAGATAATTTTGTAGAGACCTGTCAACAAGTTATACTTTGGTTTTTAATTATCTCAGCAATAACAGGAGCATTTGTATTATTTATATTGTATGCTCAGAAGAAAGGATGGTTGTGAAAATAGATTTAAAAGTTATATTAGGGTTTATAGCAACATCGTTGTTTGGAATACTAACCTGGGCTCTTATAACTTTAGTCGACATCAAAGCAACTCTGGCCGGTGCCGAAGCAGAGTTGTTTCATATTAACAAACAAATAGGAAGGATCTACGGAACCTTTCAACAAAAATAGGAGGTGCTATGTTAACAGCATTAATCGGTCCAGTAACAAGTTTGCTCGATAAGTTTATCGAGGATAAAGATCAGAAAGCAAAGCTAGCACATGAGCTAAGTACTATGGCTGAGAAGCACGCTCAAGAACTAGCTAAAGGACAATTAGAAATAAACAAAGCAGAGGCAGGACATAAGTCTATCTTTGTTGCAGGTTGGCGACCATTTATAGGTTGGACTTGTGGTGTAGCATTAGCTTGGCACTTTGTTATAGCGCCATTCATAATGTTCTTTTCTGCTTACTTTGGTCTAGACATGCCAGCACTACCTGACTTTGATATGGGTAGTTTGCTAACGGTTCTGATGGGTATGTTAGGTCTAGGTGGTTTACGTACATTCGAGAAATATAAAGGGATAACTAAATAATGTTTAAACTAAGCTCGACGTCATCAGCAAGACTTATAGGTGTAAATAAAGAATTAGTTAGCGTGGTAGAAAAAGCTATCAAGATAACTAATATAGATTTTGGTGTGACTTGTGGTATGAGAACACGTGAAGAACAACAAGCACTAGTAGATAGTGGTGCATCTCAGACCATGAACAGCAAGCATCTTGAAGGTAATGCTGTTGACGTAGTAGCTTACGTAGGATCTAGAATAACCTGGGAACTAAATGTGTATGATGATATAGCAGATGCTTTTAAGTCTGCTGCACAAGACCTAGGTGTTGGTATACGTTGGGGAGCTGCTTGGCAGATACCTGACATACGTGACTGGGATCAATCAATGGAAGCAGCAATGAATGCTTATGTTGATCTAAGACGAGGACAAGGTAAGAGACCATTTATCGATGCACCTCACTTTGAACTAGCTTAACCAAGCACGCCAGTCATCACCCATAATTTGTTGAGCAATATTCTTCTTAGACTTTAATGCTTTAATAATCTTCTCGTCAACCGTACCCTTACATCTTAAATCAACATATAATACATTCTTATCTTGACCTATTCTGTGTGCTCTATCTTCTGACTGGAGTCTATGTTCTAAGTTATAACTATTAGAATAGTACACCACTGCACTAGCAGCAGTAAGTGTGATACCCATAGAACCCGTCTGAGGATTTCCAACGAAGAATCTGGTATCAGGATCTTTTTGAAATCTTTCAATAGCTTCATTACGTTCATCTACACTAACAGCACCATAGTATTGCACAATACTTTCATCGCCATACTCCTTTCGTATTGCTTTGGTTATGGCCATTATATCTTGAATATATGTAGCCCAAATAATTACTTTGTCTGGACCTTCTTCTAATACCTGTAATAACTCTGCTATTCTATTATTAGGTACCTCTACTATTTCATCGTCGTCTGATGTATAATGACCACAAGTAACTTGATGCAGCCTTAACAATGCTGTCAAAGCGTTATCAACACTAAGTACCTTACCATCTAAGAAAGCAATAGCATTATCTGAAATAGACTTATACACTTTCTTTTGCTCTGGTGTAAGCTCTATATCTCTATATACATAGGTCTTAGGTGGTAGATCTAAACAATCTTCTTTCTTAATCCTATAACAGAATGCTTTAATTTGATTGGATAACTCATCTAGTCTCTGGAACCCTACAACTTTCTTAAATGTACGAGTACCAGCTTTCATATCAATCATAATACTATATCTGTTTCTAAAACTATAGTAGCTGCTAAAACCTAGACAGACAGGATTTAAGAATTGAAACTGAGTATATAAGTCTAGTGGACTACGAGTCACTGGCTCACCAGTAAGTATACGTCTATACTTTGCTTGTATACCTATACGTATAATACTTTTAGTCCTGCTAGCTTTAGGTGATTTGATAGTAGTGGATTCATCTACAATCATCATACACTTACCAGCACATCTCATAAATGATTCAGCAAACTTTACTCCCTTACTAGTACTGAATGCTTCAACATTCATTACAAAGATACGTAAGTCGTGTGTTGGTGTTAAAATGTTTTTTATAGCTTTCTCTTGATCTTTCTTTGGTGATGAATACCATGCAGCTTGCTGTGTTACTATGTGGTCTGGCAAGTGTGTTGGTATCTCGTTTCTAATCCAATTCTGATAAACACCTTTAGGTGCTACTATCAGAGCAGAATCAATCCGCCCTTTGTCGTATAACCAGGCAATGGTGTCTATTATTACCTTAGACTTACCAGTACCCATGTCCATAAACAGAGCAAATTCGTCCTTTTCGCGTGAAAGCTCCCAGGCCTTCCTCTGATGAGCGTAGGGACGGGTCTTAAATGGGTATATGTTACTATGGGTCATATTTTTCTCCGCAATCTCTGGCCATCCTAGGAGCTTAAATTTCATAAAATAAGCGGGAGTTAGGCGAAATGATATGAATTGACTCTTTTGCGCGCGTCAGAGCCACATAGAACACTCGATGCTCGTCATCAGGAAACATCTCCATATATCTATGTGATCTTGCTGCCATGTCAGTCATAATAGCTACATGATCTGCTTCACCACCTTTTACTCCGTGGATAGTGTTGATTAATATTCTAGGTTTATTTAATGTTTCACCTTGTCTACGAGCAGCTAAGAAGTATTCTCTTAACTTAGGATCGATACGAGTAAAGGCGTCGTACCATTCATCATAAGACACTGGTAGATCTGCTAGTGTATATACTCGCTCGTCATCTATCTTCATTTTAAAACCATGGAATCTACGTATAGTTTTTAAACGCTTACCCACTATGGTTTCACCCTTACCTAACTTAGTCCAGTCTTTTATAGCTCTAAGTGTAGCTGACTGCAAGGGTTTACGACTAGGTGATTCGTAAGGAAAACCATTTACCTCACAAATTCTCTCATACTCTTTTAATAGATAAGCGTTACGTCCTAAACATAGCCATGTACCTTTACTCATGTCTATGTCTTCAGCACCATAGTAATAGCTGCACGAACCTTTGTTCCCATTGTGTGCAAACTTCTTTGGTTGTCGCTTACCTATATTCTTTAGTAAGTCAGTAGCCATGGTATGTACTACTTCAGGTATACGATATGATTTAGATAATACTTGTTTATCACCAGGTAAATTTATAAACTCATCTACTGCTGCACCAGCCCATCGATATATAGCTTGATCATCGTCGCCTGCTGCATATTTAAGTGGTACGTGCTCACCTATCTTTTGTACTACTTCCCATTGTAGTTTAGATAAGTCTTGTGCTTCATCTACAAACAGAGAGTTTAATCTAGGTACACTACCCTTGACTAACCATTCATCAAGCAAGTCAGTAAAGTCTTTGAGCTTGTGTTTCTTTTTATAATCACGTAATGTCTTAGATGCTATAACAAGCTGATCATAGTTTAAGTCATCATCAACCGTATTGTTATAGACATCTTTTAGAGTGGTCCTAGTAATGCGGGATAAATTATCTAAGAAGAATAACCTATCACCTATAGGCATAGATAAGTTATATGCTTCTTCATTCATGAGACCCATACCTGTAACCTCTACCCCTAGTAGTTTACCTAACTCTACGAAGTGTGGCTTTTGCATAATGCCTGATGGGTTCATACCTAGCTGCATAAAGCATAAACTATGTATGGTTCTAAAATATAATAGATCCTCATCTGTTAAGTTAAATTTTTCTTGTGCACGTTCCTTAGCTTCATTAGCTGCTTTTCTAGTAAATGCTATATAACCTATTGTACTAGGATCAATGCCTTTCTCTAATTGATCTTCGATAAACTTCATACCAAAGGTAGTCTTACCTGTACCAGGTGGACCAAACACTATATTCCAATTAGAAGAGCTCATTGTCTTCTCCTACATCTGGTGTGTCAAAATCACCTTGTGCTTTTTGGAATAGTGGTACTGACCAGCAGTTAACGCCTTTACCTTTACAATTAAAGAAGTGATGCTCAGCTTCATTCTGTTTTAATATGGAAGTAACTTGGTGTACCTTATAATCTCTGAAGTGCATACGATCTAGATAAGCCATGAAGTCTGATATTCTAAAGTAGTGCTTAGACTCGTCTGTAAATGGCTTACCAAGTAGTAATTCATCACGATTCTTGGCCTGTACTCTGCCTGTGACAAAACGTTCCAGGTGCTCGAACAGCTGCCCTATTGGACTTGCATCTGCGGGTGCCTCAACAATGGTTAAATTTTCTAATAAATGGTTTATAAGTTTAGTCCATGCTTGGTCACTCATTTTGTTCGGCATGGTATTTAATTTCTCCATACACTTACGTTGGAACCTGCGTTGATTCTGAAGGTCGTCCGTTTCTAATTCTAATCTACCTCCTCCGTCAATGTCTAGAAACCATATAGGTGGGTTAGTATTAAACTTTGTAAGAGAATGAATAGCAGGTAAATCATTACTCCCATCAATACCGAACTTACGCAACTTACAAACAGCAGCATTACAATACGGTGCAATGGGCGCCTTGGAACAGGTGAATTGGTAGTCCTTACGCGACGCCGATTTAATAACCCCCTGAACCTCTGAGCTCGATAACGGTGGATCCATAAGTTTTGCATTTAGTTTCTCCATATCTCTTTGCCAGTTGTCTGGATCTCTCTTACGGCAGTACACAGCTACATTAAATAAACCATTGTTGCGTGTACCTTGTGGAAAACCTTGTGCTGATAGATGCTGCAAGCATGGTGGTCCATCGTCAAAGTCAGACTCTGGTTGTTTTATTTTTAATTTGTTAAAGTCATCTGGTGTCAGTCTATTAAGCATAGCAGCTTGAGCAAACTTAGCTGCGTCCATACCATTGCATGTTCTCTCATTGCCAAAGTATGGCATGTTAATCCACTGACCTACATCACCTCTGTCTGCTAGTATGTATGCTTGTTTAGGAAATATCTCACTACCACCAAAGCCTAGTGCAGCAGCTATATCTCTTAATTTATTTTGCATAGCTTCAGCAGGTACCCAGTCAGTTGTAAACAAATACAAATGAACTCCACCTGATTTAGACATACAAGGAAACAACGGTAACTTATATTCTTTTAGTTTATTATTTATTGCCTTAAGATCAAGGCCATCATATTGATCTACATCGATAGCACCAAACTTACAATTGCTATCGTCGTTGATTGGTATAATACCAATACCAGTTTTACCATCAAGGTGTGCTTGCCACTTCTCAGGAGTTACATCTTCCCGAACGGTAGTAGCCTTACCTTGTTTCTTACCATCAGCTCTTTCACCCTTGATCTCGTAGGTGCCATGAGCTCTTAGTAAGCCCTCAAATAATGTCATGAACTCTTTATACATAAGCAGCAGTGGGGAGACCGAAGCCTCCCCATCCCCAATTAGAAGTCGTCTGAATTAGGGTTAGTTGCTGGGTCTTGAATAGGTGGACCTGCTTGTACAGCACCACTATTTACTTGAGATGCAAAGTCTTTAGCTGTCGCATAAATACCTTGATCAGATAGTGGACCAACCATTTCAATATCCCAACCATACCACGTGCCTTGTTCATTCTTTTCTTGAATGGATTTCAGCTTGTAGCTATGTGAGTATCGAGCAGGCGTGTACAATTTTCCATCGCCGTTCTTCATCTTAAGACCGGCCATGAGACTATTCCAACGTCTATTCTTTTTAAGCTGAGTACTAGTCATGGTGATTAAACCCTTGTCCATACCAGCATCACTTATTGTAATAACAAAATGATTAGCTGTTTCGACAAGTAAATTACCAGCCTTAGTAATTAGCTTAGTGTCGACCTTAGAGTGTTCAGGTAAACTAGTTGCTTGATGTACTGCAACTAATCCTCCGCCCTGGTCTCTTGGTACCCACTCAACAAAGTTACGATTGTAAGCACATGGCACAACGGTCAACGAGTCAACTGCTTGTTCAGTAACCGTGTTCCATATCTGACCTGCTTTTACGTCGTGTGTGTCAAGTTGAGGACTCATTTTTTGCAAGAGCACGAGATAAGGTATCGCGTAGTCTTGTGCTGTTAAATCAGCAAGTCCATCAGAGGCGTCCTGTGAGAAATCAATCACACTAGGAAGCTGCTCTTTCTTTTCTGTTAGATTACGAGCCATAATCTATACCTCCTTTATGATGGTTTTCTGCCCAATATGTGCACCGAGTAAGTCAAGGGGCAGGTTCTTTCCAGACTCGGTTTGTTCCCTTACAAATGCTTTAAGCGTTTGTGGGTGAACACCTGTTTTGTCAGTGAATGACTGACCTTGTGTACGTAGATCTTGCTTCATCTTCTCAGCAGCGTTGTCCTCGCCACGAGCATAATCTATCGACACGGTATTTTTAATTAGATCACCATGATTGTTATTACGCAACCAGTCTAATGCTTCATCAATCTTATCTTTAGGAATACTAGCAGAGTAATAAGTACTAACAGACACTTTAGTACCATCAGTTAATTTAATTTCTGAAAGACCACACTCAGCTAATGCTTCAGGAATATCTACCTCAGATACTTTCTTTAATTGCTGCTTTGTTTCTTTCAGACTTTCTTCTTTCTTTTTTACTTCAGCTTCTAACTTACGTTGTATCTCAGCAAGCGCTGATACTTGCTGCAACTGGTCGTTCGTAACGTCCATATCATTCTCCTTTCGAATATATATCTACCTTAACAACATAGTACTGCTGTTCCTGCTTATCCCATTTCAATAATTTCCATCGACCATTATTATTATTGGCTGCAATAACAGATGCCATACTAATAGCAGCTGGATCACCCATCAATAATAAGTAATCATTGTCATTAAATGACCTGAGCTTATCACGCAGTCGTCTAAGTGTCGGCGCAGTACTAAAAGCAACTTGACCCGGTGGTAGTAATACCGTGATCTCACCGTATACAGAGGCAGGTATCAAATTACGATTTGCTGCTTCTTGTATAACATACACTTTACCTTGCATACTGATTCTCCTTTCTAAAGAACATTATATATTATTATTATCATTAGTGTACAGAAAAAAGATTATTGCGGATTACACTCCAATCCCATGGTTTAAAAAATTTTTGCGAGGGAATTATTTCAATCGGAAAACGTACGCTCTTATCTTTATTAGGTACGGCTTGATCAATTAGCTTTAGTATCTCATCAGCACTAGTAATATATATCTCATCTAATTTTCTAAATAATATTCTAACCTTACCACCGGCACCTTGTCTCTTTGCAAACCAAGCTAACTGGCTTGATCTAAAATGTAACCATCTACCTTTGGCAAGTTTTAATTCTATCCACATGTCTTGTCCACGGCTGCAGCCATGTACGTCAGGAGTACCTGATCCAGACGTATTTTCTATCCGGACCAGGTGTCCTTCTACATTACGTTTTACTAACTGCCAGAGTTGAGCTTCAGTCATCTATCTCCTCCAGCTTTAATGCGCATTGATAGACCGTATAGAATACCATACGTTCCTCTTCGCCCATGCCAACCGTATATAGGTTGTCTTTAAAATTAGTATAATTCATAGTCTGTACATAATTAATAAACCATTGTTCAAAATGGTTCTTGCTTATGTTGACTCTGTATTTGTAGTCTGATTTAGGCGTATAGTAGACAGAGTAATCTGAGAATGCAGCTAATGCATCTTGATTCCTTGCTCTTACAAGTACGCGTGTACGGTCATTCTTGTCTTCGACTACAGACAGGTGACCTTGATTAGTATATAACCACATGACTTTCTCCTTTCTATTTTATGTCACCCCAGTTGCTGCCTATCTCAACATCAACTTTAAGTGGGACGGTTAATTCTACACAATGTTCCATTATATCACGATATTTATCGGCTTGTAACCCATCAGTGACGGAAAAATCAAGCTCATCATGTACCGTTATATGAGGTATAATACCATCATCATATAAATCAAGCATTGCTTTCTTTGTCATATCAGCACTGCTGCCTTGTATCAAAGCATTAAGTGCCTTATGTGTGAAGGATCTACGTAATGGTCTATCCTTCCATACCTCCATTGCAGCATCTCTACCTAATGGAGTCTCTCTGTTTGGCCATGTGTTTCTACTATCAGCTGGCTCAAACAAATCAAAATGTCTATGTCTACCTAGTAATGTTCTTATATATCCTTTGTTATTAGCTGATTGTGTACACTCATACATGAGTTGTCTTACAAACGGTACACGACTATGATACTGCTCAAAGATAGGCTTTGCGTCTGCTTGTTCCATATCAAGTTGTTGTGCTAGTCTATAAATACCCATGCCATAAAACATACCAAGGTTTATAACCTTAGCTTGTTTACGAGGTATGCCAGCCATCTCAGCAACTATCTCGTGGAAATCAGTATCAGCATTCTCGTTGTACTCTGCTACAACCTTGTCTGCACCACTGAGCTTACGTAAGTTAGCATAATGTACTAAGACTCTAGGTTCCTGCTGACTATAATCTAAGCAGGCCCACTTGCAGCCCTCATCAGGAAGGAAAAGTGAACGTACAAGTGGACCCCAGTACTCATCTCTTGCAGGTATCTGTTGCAAGTTCGGGGTAGAGGAGGAGAACCTACCCGTCCGAGTACCATCAGCGTCCTTCCTCAACGCGTGAAACTGCGCATGAATACGTCCGTTGTGCTGCTGCTTGAGACAGATACCCTCAATAAAGTCTCGCCTCATCTTATTTATCTTTCGCCAGTCAGCGATCTTCTTAGCAAACGGATGCTCATGACTATTGAGCCAGTCACTAGTGAAGGAAGGGTTTCCCTTCGCAGTACGAGGGAACCATATATCAAGTGAATTAAAAGCCTTGCTTAGCTCGTCTGCTGACCATGGCTCTACTACGGTACCGCATTCCTTTCTCAATGCAACAAGCAGCTCAGCTTCTTCACTCAATAACTTTTCATTTAATTGTTCAGCTTTGTCTACATCTATTCTGACACCTTTAAACCTCATATCTAGTGTCATATTAAGTAACCTAGACTCGAGGTCGAATATATCCCATAAGCCTTGCTCTTTTATTTTCTTCTCTTGCAACTTATATATCTCTAGTGGAAGAGCAGCATCAGCCTCTGCGTACGGGCCGACATACCTAGCAGGTAGTTTCCATAAACCACCCTTTGGATCGACACCAAATGCCTGTGCTGCTTCTCGCAATAGTGTTTCATCTTTGTCTTTGTTAAGATAAAACTTAGACAAGTTAGCAAGACTATAACCTCCATTTTTCTCTTCATCTAAGAGTGGTTCGGCAACTTGTATATCTCTGAGATCTCCTTTAACGTCGATCCCCGCTTGCCTAAGCCATTCAAGATCGTAGAGCAGATTTGCTCCAACCTTAGTTTGTGTTCCTCCGAGCGTAGCTCGGGCCCATCTGAGGACAGCGTTATTGTCAAGGTTATCTCCCCCTTCGTGAGCGATGGGGAAATATCCTTTAAAACCAGTGTCCGTTGCAACTGAGATTCCCACAAGTTTACCGTCATTTCTTACTCCTCCTGGTCCATTTGTTAATAGATTAGGATCGCAAGTCTCAACATCTAAACCTATCACCTTGGCCCCTGATAAATCAGGTAGATTTTCTGGTGGTAGCCAGTTAGAATCAGGTCTTAAAAAACTTAATTGGTCCATGTTCGATCCATTCTCCTTTCCATAATTTCTTTGCCGATGTATCGGCGTACTCTTCTATAAATACTATTTTCTTACACCCCGTATTGAGGAGTAGCTTTGTGCACGTAACACACGGTGACACCGTAATATATGCCACTTCGATTTTCTCCACAAAGTTACACTGCAATATAGCATTTTGCTCAGCGTGTATTGCGTCACACTTGTCAAGCTCAGTACCACTACGGGCGCCAGCACCAGCGCAAGGGTCGTCAATGCAATGGGTAACACCAGCAGCCACACCATTGTAACCAGTAGCCAAAACCCTGCGATGCCTATCAACCAGCACACAACCAACAGATCTACGTACGCAAGTGCTACGCGTCGCAACCAAGGCCGCCATTTGTAAGAAGTACTCGTCAGTCTGTGGCCGCATTGCTTAATCTTCTTTGTTCGTCTAGCCATGCCATTAAATTTGCTCGAGTCTTAAACTCGCTGGGTTGATATACGGTAGCTCCTTTTAATCCTTCAATTGCCATGGGATTAGTAATAATGTCTCTAATCTTAGGCATATTTCTTTGATATATATGTTGGCTGCCTGCAGTCAAGTACAAGTTACCAACGTCGTAGAGCTTACCTCCTGTCTCATTGATATACAAAGATAAGTATCTTGTAATCATACTCATATTAAATACATCATAAGGCCAACCAAGCCACGTGTCTGACGATCTCATAGTGTCAATACAATGTAGCCTGCCCTCTCTCACTATAAATTGTAGTGATAAAGTACAAGGTACATCTCGTGTTGGACCTGGTTTTTCACGCCATATATTTATTACTGCTTGCCTTGTATCTTCGTCATCTTTTATTATCCCAGCACAATAGGCTAGCTGATCTATAATCTTTGGCCCGTATGAACCAAAGAAAGTAACACCATCATCGCTAAATGCACGTATCATATCGCTCCATGGAGCAATGGTTGATACTCTATTGTCACCAGATAAAATCCAGTATGCTTCTGCAGCCATAAACTTATAGCCAAGGTTTCTTTCTTTTATACTTAGTATTGGTGATGCCATGTCGATAGTCGACTGATAGCAACGTAACTCTTTTATTGGTTCGCCACGTGGAAATACATCGACACCATGTTCGACTATATCTCTACACATTGCAATCCATTGTTCATTAATTGATAGCATGTTTAAATACCTCCACCATGTTAACTGAGCCAAAACGCTTGACCCAACTTGGATGAGGTAATTCAGCGTGTATGTCTACATCTCTTATTGCAAATGCTGCTTTCTTACCTAGCGTAATAACTCTCATATTATCTATACCGCTTAATGAATTACGGTACTCTAACAATGGCCTTATCAGTTGGTTGTCAGATCCATCGTGGTTAAATACATTTGTCCACATAAATAGATCCTCACTTAAACCAAGCTCATGCAGCGCCTGTGTTACAAACAAACTGCTATGATTGTACTCGTAAAAAGGCCAGTACAATTCTCTAAACTTAGGATTAACCTGCTCGCCAACAAGTAAGTATTTACTATTGTGAGCATGACCTAACATATTCCAATTCTGATATTTAAGAACTGGCTGCCATTGTAATGCTCGCCAAGCTCTTGCTTTCTCTATAATTCTTTCTACAAATAAATCCATACAATGACCATACTCAGAGATAGTATACTTGATGCAGTCAGGTCTATCCTTGAGTCCACCTGATCTTATTACTTGATCAATGTATTGCCCGCCGTCTGGGTGTGTACTATCTCCATTCCACAGCTTAAGATATAAATCAGCCACGACTGCTATGTCATCGTACATCTCCTCCCGCTTGGCCTTTAACTCGGCGTGGTGTATCACTGCAGCTTGAACGCTCTCAGGTAAGCAGTAAACATACACCGCGCCAAACTTTCTAGCGATGCGGTCACACATACGACCTTGCAAGGGCCAATCCGATCCTCCACGGTAGCCCTTTGCATAGATCGCTTCGCTAGGCCACCAACGGTCTAGTATGATAGGTTTGTTCTTCCTCGCTGCAAACCTTATCGCCGCTGTGTGGTAGTCGAAGATCTTTTCTTTCCAGCGGTAAGTCAAATGTAAGTAGTCTGCTTTTAATTTCTTTTGCAGCATCTTAGCTAACGTTGTCTTACCGGTTCCATCTGGACCATCAAGAATTATTATCATCAAACAGATCCCTCTGCTGTACTTGTACTAAGTCAGTCAAATCAGGTGCAACCCAGCCATCAGGTTTGATAACATCATATTGATCAGATCTCTTAGAAACCCCTTTTACCTTTTTCATATTAGCAGCATGTACTCTTCTCCATGCTTCATCAAAGTCAAAGCCTTGCAGGTAAGCTGTACCTAAAATTACATAAGTTAAATCAACCAGTGCATCTAGTTGATCGGCCATATTGCCTTTCTTAAAATCACTGGCATTTATATATTCAATCATTTCCTCTTTCATAAACTCAATACGAAATTGAAACAAGTCGTATGGCAGCACACGGGGTTCACCCGTGTACTCCATTTCGTAACGCTCATGAAAGTCTTTTATGTCTTTCATTAAGGACATAGTTTCTCCCATTCTTCTGACGATCCCCATCTGCCTTCTACATCTTTGAGTGCAGGGAATAGCCTGTTAACATTACCTGGTTTAAGTTGCCATAGTACGTTACGACTATGTTGTGGTACTAGCGGCGCCATAACGGTTGCAAGATAGTTAGTGTCATAATAGTCACGTAACTGGTCCCACACCTCTCGTTGTGCTGGCGTTAGCTCGTCCTTATAGTCTTTCATACTTGCAAACGTGCCCCAGTGACCTTCGATCTCGAACCCTGTGTCCTCAAGTACAGCACCAAATGCTTGATATGTCATTTCATTGACATGATTAGCAGCAGCACCGACATGCTCGTCATAGCATGGTGTACTTAAAAAGACTCTGCCATCTTCGTCGATCAGCTCTCTAAACTTAGCAAGCATACGTCTACAATGATCAGGTTCGACATGTTCAGCGACTTCAAAGCAAACAATCACATTTGGTTTTGCTTCAAAATCATCTACACCTAGATCGCATACATCAGTCTTAGACCACAACTTATGTGGCTTCCATGATGCATTACGAAACTGCTCTGGTGTAGTTAGTGGTGCAACGTCGACCGCACCATACCACGCTGTACCCATACGTGATGAGTGCAGCAACTTTGATAGTGGCATTTCTTTACCACAACCTACATCAAGGACTCTTGCTGTTTTGTATCGTTGGCTTGTCCCTAAAAATTTAACGACATGTGACCATCTCAAACAATGAGCAATGTAATCTCGATGCAGGAAACCACGCTCTTCAGCGTTGTCAATAGATAGATAAGTTGTATCTACCTTTTTTCCTCTCGCATTAGCCATGTTTTCTCTCTTCCATAAAGCCCTTGGTTATTAGTTGACCTTTATAATAGCTAAGTAGACGCTGGGCTTTTTGTTTTGATTTAACGTCTAACTCAATTTGCTGCAAAAGATTATCTTTGCTAATTTCCTCTTTTGCTTCTACAATGTTGAGAATGGCCTGGGCTTGTTTAGCCAGACCACCCTCAGCTGCCTTTATAAAGATAAAGGTTGACTTCATATTAAGCTGCCTCCGCATACTCCGTTGCTAGCTCTAATGCACGTCTCTTAGTTGCAGCACGTGGACCAAACCATGCTGAAGACAATGAAGCATCTCTGCTACGTCCTGCCTTGTGATCAGCAAAGTATGTGACCGCGTTAACAGCAGACCACCATGAACCTTCGCTCATCTTGTGACCTGGTTGTGTATACACAATCTCGTGCACGGTTTCACACGTTCTGTTGAACTGCGTTCTATCAACGTTTGGCAATAAAGCTGGTTGAAATAACTGAGCAAGAAACTGGTCGAACTTGTCATCAGTGTATTGCTTCGAAGCAAGAAACTTAGATTGTTCCTCGAACGACTCAAGTTGTTTTGATGCAAGACCGAGAGCGAGCTCAGCAGATTGTTTCACATCAGCATCAAACGCCTTAACATGTGGCATTCTGAAACGATCACCTTTTTGACCAAGTGCCATAGTCAATGTGTTGTTACACACGACACGGATTGGCGTGAACATGATAGTTAGAGATTTACCCCATTGATGCGGGTGTGAGATAAGCAAGTGACCTTGTACTTCGTCACCGCCTGGTAGTTTGAAACCTTGCCTGATATTAGCAAGACCCCATACTTGACGACCATGGTTAAGTGAACCAGCGGTTCCCATAGTCATATCACCTTCCTTGACAAATTTATCAAAGAAGCTAAATACCTCCTCATTTTGAATAGGTACATAATTCTTGCCACACGGACCTAATATATAATTATCAGAGTCGCGCACAAGCATGCCATATTCTTGAGTGGTAAGTGTACCTTCAGTGTGACCATGTCCTGGTTCCTGTGGTACGAAGACTTGACGTCTACTAACCGACCAATCGAGACCGGCAGCAGCAATCATTTCTTGAGGAGTTAGATTGTCCTCAACTTTTTGACCTAGACCATGCCAAGGTAACTCCCCTGCATAAGCCATAGTTTCTACTTGATGTGCCATAAGCATTCTCCTTTCTATAAAATATAAATTATACTACAATAATTATCTGGGGTTGTAAACGGAAAAATGCGGTGCCCTAAAATAAGAGCACCACAACGACTGAGATTGAGATCCATATTACGAACGGCGTACCGACCGCATATAGTATTGCTTTCCAAAATTCCTTATCCATTACTGCACAGGTACATAGTAATAATAACAACGATCTACAAGTGCACACAAAGTGACTGCGAATAGATAAGCGAAAGCAAGAAGACCGACTAAACAGCCGGCCTCCAAGACATAGACGAGAAATTTACGCATCGGCGACATTCCTCATTTTAACGATACCTTGATTGATCATCTTAGCACGATAGTACTGGAAGATCCTCCATGGCTTTTGTTTTGTTTTTAGATAACCTGACTCAGCGAGTTCGTTAATTTTAGTCATTAACAAAGTCTCATCGATCCACACATCATAGTCAATGTGCTTTACTATGTCAGACGCTTGTTTCGGCAACAGAGAATCATCTCTGTGCATGAAAATATACTCGCGAGGCTTAGTTTTGGGACGACCCTTAGTTTTTACAACCTTTGGCTCCTCTGCGGTATCGATCTCTGGAATGTAATCGTCACCTTCATTGAGTACAACTTCCTGAGCCATTTTAATGACCCGTTTGGCTGCTGCCGTCTTATCCGAAAACTTAGGTGCTTGCGGAGTATTAACTATAGTACAAAATAAGTTTTGTAACTCAGTCATACTATATTTAGTTTTTAGATGCTCGAGACCATCATCGATGACCTGTTGCGCTCTTGAAAGTCTATCTGTCATATTAACTTTCTCCTTTCTGTGATCCCTTGTTAATGGGAACGTCTAACTCGGACCAAGGATCAAAATCGAGTGGACGTGAGTCGAAATCCTGACATAAATAAACTTCGCCAGATTTACCGACAATACCGTATATTGAGGACTGACTAGGAAATGCACGATTAACTACTATATTAATCTTGGCACTCTGATCGTGGTCCTTCAATATGTCAACTATATCCTTTACCTTAAGAGACATTACTCAACTCCGGTAATACTTGGATAGAGTCAATTGGCATATAGTCTAAATAGTCTAATAACTCTTGATGAGTGATTGACTGATCTTTAGAGAAATATGATAAGCCAGGTTCAATAACGGTGTATGAATCTGCTTGTACAAAGTACGTTGGTAACTTATTTTTCATAATATTCTCCTTTCTTAATTATCGATACTACCGCATAAATCTGAATATGTACAATGTTTTTTGCGGATTTATTTATACCAATAATTTATTGCTTTACTTTTATCTAATAATTTCAAGGATTTATTGACATATTGTATTGATTGGCATTTTGGCAATAAAAAAAGTAAAATAATAAATTATTCATATATAGTAATAAAGGTAATATGGGGACCGAAGTCCCCATGGTTACTATTTACGTGATGAGTGAGAACCCATCCACTCGGCGAGTAATTTCTTAGATTGTTCTCTAGTATAACCGAACTCATTCATAATATTATCCGCTGCGCCAAACATGTTGACCACACCAGAATCCTTTAGATCGTCTAAAAAGATAAACGCCTCCTTTTGTATGTTCCCATACTCACCCTCTTCAAACTCAAACTTTTCCGGGAATAACTCCTGTTCCGTAGATGGCCATTCGTGTTCTTCCCGTTGACCATTGAAAAATCCTAGTTTGTAAATATCTTCGAACATGGAATACACATCTCTGTGTTTAGTATCTTGATCGAAATCCATTATCGAATCGGTATACGCCTCGATCTTTGACTTGATTTTATCGTCCATAACTTTCTCCTTTCTATTTATTATAAAAGTCATAATCTTTTTTAATATCCGCAATATCACAATCGTGAAATTCCGCCAATGCGACTAACAAATCATTCTTGTTTTTCGCACTAATTTCAAAACAAGGATTTCCACCACCTGGACCAAACGCCTGGATTAATCTCTGTTCTAAATTATGTTGTTCAATCCACGCCATAAAATCCGATATTGGATAATCCGACGCGACATCGATTTCTGCTTTGTACATATTTTTATATACAAAATCACTGGTTCGTTCTTTATTCATAATTTTCTCCTTTCTGAATAATATAAATTTATCTTATATTGAAAATTCTGCTTTGTAAATACATTTTTAAATTAATTTTAAAAAAAATTTTTAAATAATAAAAAACCCGTTAAATTAATTAAAACTTAACGGGTTTATTGTTGGATATAATTTGGGTTATTTATTTATTTCTTGATTTAATAATACTAGTATAAATAATAAAGTACTCATTATAAATACAAATGATAACATTCCAATCATTAACTGCTGTAAAAACCACATTTGATCAATAGTATTTAATAAATCAAATAGTAAATATAAACAAAACACACTTCCGCAAATCATAAATAAACTAAAAAATCTCATATTATTTTCTCCTTTCTCATTAGTTTTTTTACTTCTTTATAATAATTATTTAAAAAATAATCATCTTGATAATATTCCGTTTTATTATTCATAAAATCTTTTATAAATTTATAAAACTCTTTTTTACTCATAGTGGAAAAAGAGAGTTTAAAATTAAAACTCTCTTCGAAAATTACTAATAATTTATTATAATTACTCATGAGATTGCTTTTCCATATCTAAATCGTAATTGGCACTTTCTAATTCCGAGATATTATCAAACATCTCAATTTCATTATATAAATTATCTAGTTTACTAATAATCTCATTTTTTAAAAACTCGATTTTATTTCTATAAACTTTTAAAATATCTTCTTGAATTAAATAATCTTTATTAATATATCCCGTTTTATCTGGAGTGCTATTAAAATCATATAAATTATTTAATAATTCTATATGAGTATTTAATTTTTCAAGATCTTTATTAATATTTAAATTAAATCTTTTACTATTATATTTTTCATTTAAACATTTACTCATAATATTTCTCCTTTTCTCCTTTATTATTACTTTTCATAAATTTTTCTCCAAATGCATAATTAAAAACTATTTTCTTAATTTCTTTATTACTTATAAAATTAATTAAATTATTTTCTAATATAGCAATTATTTGTTTTTCAGTAATTTTATTACTCATAATAACTATCCTTTCTTAATTAATATTAATTTAATATTATATTGTTTTTTATATTTGTAAATAGTTTTTTAAAATAATTTTAAAATTAATTTCGAAATATATTTATTACTTTATTATATATAACTCTCTTTATTATTAATTAATTATAAATCTCATATTGATTTAAAATCTATTTTTTTCTATTAACTCTTTATATTATTTATTTAAAATAAAACGGAGTTTATTGGATTTTAATTATAGTTTTAAATTTATTTTAGCAAAAGTACTAGAAAACATTATCATTTTTATATTTTATTTTTTCCCGATTCGGGGCCCGGGGGCGACCGGCATCGCGTCCGGGTCTTCGAGCGCCAAGTCAGTCGATCTGCGGGGGTACTTTTTTACAATCGGACATAGTACGCTAGCATTTTGTATTATATATAGGAAATAATTTGTAAAAAAATGTAAACATTTGTAGAATACCAATAAATACAATATGCCAATATGTCGGATATTGTTTACAGGAGCTGTAATTCATTGTAGTATTATGGTATAGTATTAACGTGGGCGGGGCGGTTCTCATCCTAGGCTAGTCAATCGTCCTTGTCCACACCATTAAGGAGTAAGAATGTCTAAAGGTGGCGCACGTCCAGGAGCTGGTAGGCCTAAAGGTCAGGCTAATAAGCGATCCAGAGAGATAGCAGAAAGACTGGAACAACTAAATTGTGATCCTATTGAAGGTATGGCGATGATCGCGAACGATACTTCGCTTGATCATGGTTTACGTTTAACGGCATTTAAGGAACTTGCACAATATGTTGCGCCTAAAAGAAAAGCTGTTGATGTTGATGCAAGCATCGATGGTAATGTAAGTATTGAGGTAGTAAAGTTTAGTGATATTGTAGATGAAGATACAAGTACCGAGTGATTGGAAACCTCGTCCGTATCAAATGCCCATGTGGGAATTTTTTGAGGGCGGCGGAAAAAGAGCAGTTTGCGTTTGGCATCGAAGAGCCGGTAAAGACTTATGCAGCATAAATTGGTGTGCTGTTTCTGCGATGACAAGGCCAGGACTATACTGGCATCTCTTTCCTACTTATAACCAGGGAAGAAAGATTGCATGGGATGGTATGACTAGAGACGGCCGTAAGTTTTTAGATCACTTTCCCAAACAAATGCACGAAGCTATTAATAATACGGAGATGAGATTAACGTTAAAGAATGGGTCAATCTATCAAGTTGTGGGAACCGATAATGTCGACAGACTCGTTGGAGCAAATCCTGTTGGAGTCGTGTTTTCAGAGTATTCCCTGCAAGATCCTCGTGCCTGGGATTACATACGTCCCATCTTGGCTGAAAATGGAGGATGGGCATTATTCATTTATACAGCTAGAGGTAGAAACCATGGATATGATCTTCTTAATATAGCTAAGAAAAACGAATCTTGGTTCCAACAAGTTTTATCTGTCGAAGACACTCGGGCAATCCCAATATCTGCTGTTGATGAGGAACGTGCAGCAGGTATGCCCGAGGAAATGATACAACAAGAATTCTTCTGTTCATTTGATGCTCCGCTGGTCGGTTCGTATTATGGTAACGCCATGGCTAGGTTGTTAGCTGACCAACATCTAACCAAGGTCCCGTACGAACCGACACTCGATGTACATACGTCGTGGGACTTGGGTGTAGGTGATTCGACCGTGATCATATTCTTCCAAATGCACCACAATGAAGTACGTATAATAGATTATTATGAAAATCAAGGGGAAGGTTTGGCTCACTACATTAAAATCGTTAGGGAGAAGGAATATGTCTATGGAGACCACTTTGCTCCTCATGATATTAAGGTACGAGATCTAAGTACAGGTAAATCTAGAATAGAGATTGCTAGAGAATTAGGCATAAGGTTTAGAGTTGTAGCTAATTTAAGAATAGAAGACGGTATAGAAGCTGTCAGGTCTATATTACCCCGTTGTTATATGGACGAAAATAAATGTAATCACTTAATAGAAGCATTAAGACAATATAGAAAAGATTTTGACGACAAGAATAAAACATTTAGAGATAGGCCGCTGCATGACTGGACTTCGCACCCCGCAGACGCTATGAGGTACTTAGCTCTAGGCATCAGAGACCGTATTAACAAGAATGTTTCAAAATTACCGCGTCAAGCAGAACAGGAGTACAATGTCTTCGGGGATTATAACGTATCGTCCATTTAAACTAGATGATTTGCCAGCAATGGTAGAATTAGGGCGACAAATGCATGCAGAATCTAATTATAGTCATTTAGATTATGATCCCGCTAAATTAGACTTAATGGCAGCAACTTGGCTCGCTAATCCTGAGATTTACTTTGCAGATATAGCAATCTGCGAAAATAAGATATTTGCGATGTACGTTGGGTTCATTTCAGAGTATTATTTCGGTAAGGACCTAGTAGCGAATGATTGTTTGCTGTTTGTCGATAAGTCTAAACGTGGCGGCGTGGCTGCAATTAGATTAATAAAACGGTTTCAGCAATGGGCATTTGATAAAGGTGCTAGTGAAGTTAGACCTGCTACGTCTACGGGCGTTCAGACTGAAGACACGAAAAAATTGTACGAAGCTCTTGGTTATGATACCGTGGGTTACGTATTTAGGAAATGTAAACTATAAGGAGGCTTATTATGTGCGGAGGCGGATCACGACCAGCTCCCCCACCACCACCACCAGCTCCAAAGCCGGTGGATACGGGTCCTTCAGTAACAGAGCTTACTGAAAGCGAAAAGAAACGTAAGGGGAAAGGTTCAACGGTATTAACCGATACGGAAGCGCAAAAGATGGAGCAGATCAAGAAGAAGAAACTTCTTGGTGGCGCATCTGAACCACTTGGTAAATACTAATGAAGCAGCAAGTCAACCAAATATTAAAGCGGTTGGAACAACTAGAATCTTTTAGAGCTCCCTGGGAGACACTCTGGCAAGATTGTACAGACTTTGTAAATCCTCGCCGGGGTGACTTCCAGACCAAACAAGCAAGGGGATCTCGAGCTAGATTTGATAAAGTATTTGATTCTACCGCTCCACTGGCAAACGAGCAGCTAGCATCTGGCCTGCACGGACACTTGACTAATGTGGCTGAAAGATGGTTTCATCTTAGAGTCCCAGGTCAACAAGCATCTGCAGGTACTCATGCTTGGTTGCAGCAATCAGTGGGGATTATGTTTGATAAAGTATTTAACATTGCAGAGTCTAACTTCATAACCTCAGTACATGAATTATACTTAGATTTAGGTGCTTATGGAACCGCTGTAATATTTGTTGAAGATAAACCTGGTAAACCTATAGGTTTTAGATCATTCCACTTAGCTGATTGTTATGTAGCTGAAAATCACGAAGGCGTAGTAGATACGGTATATCGTAGATATAAGCATACAGCCAGACAACTAATGCAGCTATATGCTGATGTACTTCCTGAAAAGATAAAAGAAATAGCTACTAAGCAACCGTTTCAAGAATTTACTTGTGTTCACGCAGTTGAGCCAAGAGCTGATTTAGATTATGGCAAAAAAGATAAAAACAATATGCCATTTAAATCATGTTACGTTTTAGTTGAAGAACAAATAATGTTAAAAGAGGGTGGATTCCAAGAGTTTCCTTATATGGTACCTCGTTGGAGTAAAACCTCAGGTGAAGTTTACGGTCGATCGCCATCAATGATGTGTATGCCAGATATTAAGATGGTAAACGAAATGATGAAGACGACTATTAGAGCTGCTCAAAAAGCAACTGATCCTCCCCTACTGGTTCCAGACGATGGTTTTATGATGCCACTAAGGACGGTTCCTGGTGGTCTAAACTACTATCGTTCTGGTACGCCAGATAAAGTAGAGCCATTAATCGGTGGTGAGAGACCAGATGTAGGTTTAGATTTTATAGAATCTAGACGTGAACATATTAAGAAAGCATTTCATGTAGATTGGTTACAAATGAGGGAAGGTCCTCAAATGACTGCTACAGAAGTAATGCAGCGTCAAGAAGAGAAAATGAGATTGATGGGACCAATGGTTGGTAGATTACAATCCGAGTTCCTTGGCCCCATGATTACTCGTGTATTTCAATTAATGATGCGTAGAAAAGAATTACCGCCAGTACCACAAGAGCTTGAAGGTATTGACTTACAACTTGATTATGTCTCACCTGTAGCAAGAGCACAAAAAGCACAGGCAGTATTTAACTTTTCTAGATTTATGGAACAAATGATACCACTTGCTAACGTGAAGCCAGAGATTTTTGATAATATAGATGCTGACGCTACGTTTAGATGGGCTCATAAAACATTAGATGCTCCGGTAGAAACACTTACAAATCCTGACCAAGTAGCTGAAATTAGACAACAAAAAGCAGAACAAATGCAGCAAATGGAAGAAAGAGGCGCTATGGCGCAAGATGCTGCAACAGCTAAAGATATGGCTAAAGCAGCTAAAGACGCTGGTATGGAAGAAATGATAGGAGGTGCACTTGGCGGACAAGCCCAGTAAACCTAGTGAATTACACGCAAGCTATCGAGCTGTGTTTGATACAGCAGATGGTAAGCGAGTATTGAATCATCTATGTAAAGTAGGTTTTGTAAATGATGCAACCTATGTAAGTGGTGATTCACACGAAACTGCGCATCGTGAAGGTATGCGTAGAGTTGTAATAAGTATCTTGAGGTTTATCGATAGAGATCCTCAAGAGTTTCTTAACTTAGAAAAGGAGGCTATAGATGAGTGAAGAAGCAGTCGCGTCCGTAGAAGCGCCGCAGCCAGTAGCAGATACTGGTGGAGCAGAAGCGGGTAGCCCGGCAGTTATTGATTGGAAGGCATCGTTAAGCGAAGACCTAAGAAATGACCCGAGCCTGGCAAGTATAAATGACGTAGCTAGTCTTGCAAAAGGCTATGTGCATGGTCAAAAAATGATAGGTGCAGACAAGATCGTTATTCCTAAAGATGACGCATCACCAGATGAAATGAATGAGTTTTATAATCGTCTGGGTCGGCCTGAAAAATATGAGATAACTAAACCACAACTGGCTGAAGGTCTTGAATATAATACTGATATGGAAACAAAGATGCTAGGCGTCTTACATGATGCTGGTTTATCTAACGCGCAAGCTAATAAAGTATTTTCTGGTTATATGGATTACATTAGTAATGTCCATACTGAAAACACTACTAATACGGCTATGCAGCGTGAAGGGTGGGATAAAGAAATACGCCAAGAGTTTGGCAAGGCTTACGACGAGCGAGTTGATCTTGCTCAACGTGCTGCAGCTGAATTTGGTGGTGAACCATTTCAACAATGGCTAGATGACTCTGGTATGGGTGATCATCCAATGATGATTAGGATGTTTGCTAAGATTGGTCAATCAATGATGGAATCAGGTATTGAACCAACTGGTGAATCATCTCAGTTTACATTGACTCCTGATGCTGCACGTCAAGAGATCGCTAGATTACAACGTGATCCTAACTTTATGAAGCAGTATAATGATTCAGAGGTAGATGGCCATCAACAAGCAATAGAAAAGATGAGAGATCTCTTTGCTTATGCTTATCCGGAGGATATAAATGGCTAAAACTAAAATGGGATTATGGGCTAATATACATGCTAAACGAAAGCGTATAGCAGCCGGTAGTGGTGAAAAAATGCGAAAGCCGGGGTCCAAAGGGGCTCCGACTGCCGCTGATTTAAAACGATCACAAACAAAGAAAGGGTAACTATGCCAAAGGGAAAAGGAACATACGGCACTAAGCTAGGTAGACCACCTAAAAAACCTAAGCCTAAGCCAAAACCAAAGGGAAAGTAAATGGCCAAGAAGATTAAAGTTGGATATTTTGACGATGAGTTTCGTAAGACTACTATAGGTCGTACGTCACGTTCTAGTCAAACAAACGCAAGCTATCAAAGACAGATAGCTGATAGGCTATCTATTCCTTCAGAATATTTAGAAAGTGCTAAAGCTCAAGTTGAAAAACAAGCTAAAAACAAACAAACGGCAACACCGCTTAAGCCGGCAAAATCAGGTACAGGTCGAGCGCAGTCATTGCAGAACCCTATTGATTTTATTAGAAGCCAAGAGTTTGTTGGCTATTCTGAAGCACAATCTATGAATATCGTACGTAAGTCGTTGGGTAATAAACCATCTGGTACTAAGCTAGGAATGTAGTTTACAAAACGGCGTTTTTACGGTAGAATACAAGTATTGGGTAGCGGGAAACCGTCCGAGTCATCACCCAGACTATAAAGGGTAGCAGAGGTCCGAAAGGGCAGCCAAAGCGTTTAATGTTAATCTTAATGTTGATAAGGAGGCAAATATGTCAACTCAAATCACAACAGCTTTTGTACAGCAGTACAGAGCTAATGTTGAGCACCTCCTGCAGCAAAAAGGTTCTCGCCTACGTCCGTATGTGAGAGTTGAAACTCAGAATGCTGAGTTCGATTTTTATGACAGAATTGGCGCGACCTCTGCACAGGAAGTGACAGGACGACATCAAGATACACCTCTAGTTAACGTACCGCATGACAGACGTAGAGTCTCATTGCGTGACTTTGACTGGGCGGAGTTGATTGATAGACCCGACAGAATTAGGTTGTTAATAGATCCGACTTCTCCATATAGCCAAAACGCATCTTTTGCACTTGGCAGAAAAATGGATGAAATCATTCTTGAAGCAGCTTTCAACTCTGTGTCTACTGGAAAAACTGGATCAAGCACGGTAACATTCCCTGCATCACAGCAAATCGCTGTTAACTATGTAGAGAGTGGAGCAGCTGCTAACTCTGGTTTAACTATCGGGAAACTCAGAAAAGCTAAACAAATGCTTGATGCATCAGAGACTGATCCGGCAGATCCTCGTTACATCATTGTTACTGCAAAACAGATCACTGATCTATTGCAAACAACTGAAGTAACAAGCGCTGACTTCAACTCTGTTAAAGCACTTGTTCAAGGCGATGTTAACACTTTCATGGGCTTCGAGTTTGTTCGCACCGAACTCGTAAACACTGACGCTAACTCTTATCGTAGAGTACCATGTTTCACTAAGTCAGGTATGCTGCTTGCAGTAGGACAAGACATCAATGTGGATATTGGTCCTAGACGTGACAAGAGAAATAGTACTCAGGTTTATTGCTCAGCTTCTTTCGGTTCAGTAAGAATGAACGAAGAGAAAGTAATTGAAATCAAGTGCGCGGAATAGGAGATAGAAAATGGCTGTAACAACTCAAAAATCTACTGAGTATACAAACCAAACTGCTACTCCGCCTGAGTTTGTTCAACCTACAGAAATGGCAGGTAGAGTAAGAATTATGTATTTTACTCACGACCAGTCAGGTGCAGGTGACGCAACCTCTTCAGTAGCACTAGGTAAAATACCTGGAGGAAGAGTACGTCTTCTTCTTAGTATGTCTAAAGCGTATGTTAACTGGACAACTGGTTCAGCGACATTAGATCTTGGTTGGGATGCGTATGAGGCTGTCGATGGTACGACAACCGCAGCAGATCCTGATGGTCTAGTAGATGGACTTAACGTAGACACTGCAGGGTACTTCGATTTTGGCGAAGATACAACTGCAACCGGTGGTACCTATGTTTTTGAGAGTAAAGACGGTGTTGTTATCCGTGCTACTTCTCAAGATGTAGCTCTAGCAGCGGGCAGTG